AAGGTTGAAGCAGACGATGATGATGACGATGAAGAAGGCGATGAGGATGAAGGCGAAGTAGAAACAGAAAAGAAAGAAGCTAAAACTAAGAAAGAAGATACTTTCAAGGAAGACGTTGATGCATTAGTTAATGGTGAAGAATCATTATCTGAAGGTTTCAAGGACAAGGCTGCTATTATTTTCGAAGCTGCTTTACAAACAAAGGTTGCTGCTAAGACAGTAGAGTTGGAAGAGCGTTATTCTTCTGACTTATCTGAAGAAGTAGAAGCTATTAAGGAAGATTTAGTGGATAAGGTAGATGGTTACCTTAACTACGTTGTTGAGAATTGGATGAAGGAAAATGAAGTTGCTATCCAGCACGGCCTGAAGTCTGAAATCACAGAATCTTTCATCGACGCAATGCATGGTGTATTTACTGAGCATTACATTAGTATTCCAGAAGATAAGGTTGAAATCGTTGATGCCTTAACTGAAGAAGTAACTGATACTAAGGATCAATTGAATACAGCAACTGAAACTAACATGGAACTTACAGAGAAGGTTAAGGCTTTCGAACGTAAGGAAATTGTAGCGGAGGCTTGCGAAGGTTTAGCTGTAACTGAATCTGTAAAAATTAAAGAATTAGCAGAGGCTGTTGAAGCTGATACTAATGATGAGTTTGCAAAGAAGGTTGCTACTATCAAAGAGTCTTATCTTAACAAGAACGACACTTCAGTTGAAAGCGAAGATGAAATCGACGCAATCACAGAAGAAAAAGAAGAAACATCAATTGTAACTGGCCCAATGGCTGCTTACTTAGATGCAATTAAAAAATCTAATTAATTCTAATATAGGAGAATATTCATGGAATTAAACGCAACAGATCTACAGGAGAAGTGGTCTCCTGTATTAGAGGCGCAGGAAGCTGGTACTATTAGCGATGCACATCGTAAGGCAGTAACTGCAATTGTTTTAGAAAACCAAGAGATAGCTCTTAAAGAGACATCTGTAGCTGGTGGTTCAGATGCTACTGGTCCAATCGATAACTGGGATCCAGTTATGATTTCACTAGTTCGTCGTGCTACTCCAAACCTTTTGGCGTTTGACGTAGCTGGCGTTCAGCCAATGACTGGTCCAACTGGTCTGATCTTCGCTATGAAGAGCAACTACGCAGACGGTTCAGCTGGTGTTGATCCAACAGAAGCATTATTCAACGAGCCTAACACTTCGTTCTCAGGCCCAATGTCTACTGCTACTGCAGAGGGTTCAACTTATAACGAGATGGGTTTCTCAATCGAGAAGTCTACTGTAACTGCACAGTCTCGTCAGCTAAAGGCTAACTACACTATTGAATTAGCTCAAGACCTTAAAGCGGTACATGGTCTTAATGCTGAGACTGAGTTAGCTAACATTCTTTCTTCTGAGATCCTTGGTGAGATCAACAGAGAGATGATCCAGACTATGAACACTCAAGCTGTTCCTGGTGCTAACTTTGATGCTGCTGTTGGTGGTACTTCAAACGGTCGTTGGGAAGTTGAAGTGTATAAGTCACTTATCACTCATATCGATAAGGAAGCTAATGCTATCGCTATCGCGACTCGTAGAGGTAAGGGTAACTTCGCTATCATTTCTTCAAATGTAGCAGCTGCTCTTAACGCAACTGGTTCTGTACAGTATGGTAATACTGCAGGTACTGGTCTTGCTGATGTAACTGGTAACCTATTTGTTGGTACACTTAATGGTGGTATCGCACTTTACGTTGACCCATTTGCTGCAGCTGACTATGTAACAGTTGGTTATAAGGGTACTAACTCTTATGATGCTGGTATTTTCTACTGCCCATATGTTCCTTTATCAATGATGAAGACTGTTGGCGAGAATGACTTCCAGCCACGTATCGGTTTCAAAACTCGTTACGGCATGACTAACAACCCATTCACTTCGGGTGCTAGTGACTCTAACGTGTACTACCGTACATTCAACGTAACTAACCTGTAATAGCTATTAGTTGAATCAAAACCCCGCTTCGGCGGGGTTTTTTATTGTATAAATAAAAGCATGAGTACAAATTTTCTAAACCCAACAGCGTTTGTTTTACAATTGGATCATGTTGTATATCCAACTGCAGAATTTACTGTTCAAACAATGGTTCTTCCTGACATTAATGTAGAAGGAGCTCCTTATCATACCCCCAGTAGATCTATCGCTATTGCAGCAGATAAGATCATGTATGGTCAGTTTGAATGTTCATTTCTTGTAGATGAAGATTTAATTAACTATAAAGAGATATATGATTGGTTGTATAAACAAGTTGATGATAATCAAAGTCCATCTAATGTAAGAGATCTGACTCTTAACATATTATCGAGTGCAAATAATGTTACAAAGCAAATTAGATTCATCGATGCATATCCTACAAACCTATCATCATTACCATTTGATATTACAACCACTGATGTTGAATATCTAACTGCTGTTGTTTCGTTTAACTATTCTTATTTTGAGATAGTTCCGATACCGGGGTAACCTTGTAAATGCACTGTCAATCTAAGTGGTGTACTTGGATATCAACTCTATCACAGTTGGCTGTTGCAGCCGTTGTTGTTTATGCTGGTTTAGTAGTAAACACTCATATGGAATCCTGGACTAAGTCTTTTCAACGAGGTTCTGAGGATCTTCATTCTATAAGAGAGAATATGAATACAATGGCATATTCTCTGGAATCTATCAATAAAGATATGGATTCGATGAACACACAAGTATCTCAAGGGTTAGAATATACCCATGCAATGCAACAGGATATACATAACCTATATTTTGAAATTAACAATATGAACCAACAGATTTATTATATGAATGGTTCTGTTGGTAATATGTCTCAGAAGTTTTCACCATCAGGCATGATGAGAGGTTTCATGCCATTTTAATAGGAACCTAAATGCAAGTGTCTATTTTAGAAGGTTGTTCGTACTGCCCTTATAACGCAACAAACTGTCAGGGGTGTAGATTTAAACGAGATAAATAAAATCATATACAGTGAGGACTATATTATGAATGTTGAAGAAATACTTGATATGTGGGCTACTGATGGCCAAATTGATCAGTATAAGTTAGATGATACTACCATTAAGAATGCATCATTACATTCTAAGTATCTAAGTTTGCTGACTTCTGCAAAGATCAAGAAGAAACAAAAGAAACTAGATTACGATAAACTACTTAAAGATAAGTGGTTGTATTATAATGGCAAGATGTCTAAGCAACAGATGGATGATCGTGGATGGGAGTATGATCCATTTAACGGTTTACATAAGCCATTAAAAGGGGAGATGGATTTCTACTATAACTCTGATGATGATATTCAACAAGCACAAGCTGAACTAGAGTACCACACAGTCCTAGTAGATACTCTAAAAGAGATACTCGATACTATTAGATGGAGACATCAGAGTATTGGTAATATTATTAAATGGCGTTCATTTGAAGCAGGTGTATAATGGAAATAAAACTTGCAGTAAAGAACAATGCGTTCTTATATGTTGATTGTGATGATAAAGGCATTCTACATGAATTAGCAGAGTTCTTTACCTTCTTCGTTCCTGGATACAAATATATGCCTCAATTCCGCAATAAAATGTGGGATGGTAAGGTTCGTCTACTTGATATGAGGACTCAGTCGATATACGCTGGCCTATACAAGTATATTATAGAGTTTGCTAATGAACGAGATTATCATATTACTATTGATGAAAGTAATGGCCATTATTACAATAGACCCGACATCTATTATGATGATAATGTAGATTGGATTAGTGAACTACCATTATCATCTGGTGGTAAAAAGATCGTCACTAGAGAATACCAGAAAGATGCTGTATCATACGCGCTAAGACATAGGAGAGGGTTATTAATCTCTCCAACAGCATCAGGTAAATCTCTTATCATATATCTATTGATTAGACATTTCCTTGAAGAGAATCAAGACAAGAAAGTGCTTCTAATTGTTCCTACTACAAGTCTTGTTAAACAGATGTATGGTGATTTTGATGATTACTCACAGTTCGATGAGGGATTTGATGTAGAACAATGCCATCAAATTATGGCTGGCCAGTCAAAGAATGATAAGTCTAAAGATATATACATCAGTACGTGGCAATCAATCTATAAGATGCCAACAGATTATTTTCAGCAATTTGGTATGGTACTTGGTGATGAAGCACACAATTTCAAAGCTAAGTCTCTTACTGCTATTCTTACTAATTGCACAGAAGCGTCATATAGATTTGGATTGACTGGTACACTAGATGGTACACAAACACATAAGTTGTGTTTAGAAGGTCTATTTGGTCCTGTAAAGAACATTACAACAACAAAAGAGTTAATTGATGCTGGTGCTTTATCTGATGTGGAGATAGACATTATCTTGTTGAAACATCCTCAAGAGATGTGTAAAGTTGTTAACAAGATGAAGTACCAAGATGAAATTAATCATATTATTAACTATTCTCCTCGTAATAATTTCATCAAGAATCTTACACTAGATCAAGATGGTAATACTCTGGTGTTATATCAGTTTGTTGAAAAACATGGTAAACCACTATATGATATGATTAAAGAAGCTGCTCATGAGAAGAGACATGTATTCTTCGTATCAGGCAATACAGATGCAGAATCAAGAGAAGAAGTAAGAAAGATTACAGAGAAGGAATCTAATGCAATCATAGTAGCATCATTAGGCACATTTTCAACAGGTATTAATATTAGGAATCTTCATAACATTGTATTTGCGAGTCCTAGTAAGAGTCAGATAAGAATTTTACAATCCATTGGTAGAGGATTACGTAAATCAGATGATGGAAGGGCAGCAAAGATTTATGATATTGCAGATGATATCCATTGGAGAAAGAGAAAGAACTTTGCGTTAAAGCACTCAGCTGAACGCATTAAGATTTACGCAAAAGAGAAGTTTAAATTCCAAATTCATGAAGTACATATATAAGGGTATAAACCATTGTTACCCTAAACATTTTTATAGGTTTTATGAGCGAAAACAAAATACCACAAACACTGGATGAACTTAACGTAAGATACCTCAAATTAATGAATGGGGACTCTATCGTTGCGTATGTACATGATAGTGATAATCAAGCTGTTATTGGATTAGAAGAACCAATGAAAGTAACACTTGATAAAGAACACCAATATGTTCTAACTCCTTATATGCCGTTCTCTCCAGCTAAAGTTCATCCACTAGATGTATATCATATCCTTATGGAATCAGAGATAGATAATGAAATTAAAGCCACATATATGAGGCTGGTTTTAGATCTTCAAGATATTGATTATGATATGGTATCTGATACAGATACTCTCCACTAGTTACTACTCTATATCCAGCCTTTCCCGGCAGCATACTTATTATACAACATTTTTAGTAAAAAGTCAACAGGTAATTGCTGTTGACTTTTGATTTATTTTGTGTATAATATGACTATGTTAACACTAAAACTGAAGGAGAATTCATGGCCGAAAAGATCAAGCCAAAAGACAAACCACATTATGTAAACAATAGAGATTTCTCATATGCTGTTGTAGACTATGTTAAATCATGTAAAGACGCAGATGAGGCTGGAGAAACCAGACCAAAAGTAACAGATTATATTGCTACCTGCTTTATGAAGATTTGTGAAGGTCTATCACATAAACCTAACTTTGTACGATATACATACAGAGATGAAATGGTAATGGATGGAGTAGAAAACTGTCTTAAAGCTATTCATAACTATAATATTGATGCTGCCACCAGAACAGGGAAACCAAATGCCTTCTCATATTTCACTCAAATTGCTTACTTTGCTTTTATCCGTAGGATTACTAAAGAAAAGAAACAAGCAGATATCAAGTTTAAATACATGGAACAAGCTGATATTAGTGATTTTATTACTGCTGTTGATAACAATAGTATTATCGACCAAAGCTTCATTGATACTTTAAGAGAGAAGATTGCTGTAGTTAAAGAGAAGGATGAAGCTATTAAAGACTTCGCTAAGAAGGAAAAGGCTAGAGAAAAAGAGAAGAAAGGACTAGAACTGTTTTGTTAATTGCTGTATTGAATGACACCCATTGTGGGGCGAGAAATTCATCTGAGATATTCATTGAGTATCAGAAGAAGTTTTATGAAGAGGTGTTCTTCCCTTATTGTGAAGAGAATAATATCAATCATGTAATTCATTTAGGGGATTACTATGATCATCGTAAGAATATTAACTTTAAAGCCTTAAATCAAAACCGTAGGATGTTCCTTGAACCTCTTCGTGATAAAGGTATGACGATGGACATTATTCCTGGTAATCATGATGTGTTTCATAAGAATACCAATGAATTGTGTTCCCTTAAAGAGCTACTTGGATATTATACATCTAATGTAAATATCTTTATGAAGCCTACCACTGTCGAATATGATGGCACTCCAATAAACTTCTTACCTTGGATCAATCAAGAGAATTATACAGATTATATGAAGTTTGTTAAGAGTACGAGTGGTATTTTAATGGGGCATCTCGAACTGATGGGATGCGATATGATGAGAGGAATGAAAAATGAAACTGGGATGGACCCTTCTGTATTTAGACATTTTGATACGGTATATAGTGGGCATTTTCATACTAAATCTATTAATGGAAATGTACATTATCTTGGTTCTCAGGTGGAATTCACTTGGAGTGATTCAGGAGATCCAAAGTACTTTCATGTGTTTAATACTGAAACAAGAGAGATGATCCCTGTTCGTAATCCTAATACAATATTTGAAAAGATACTATATGATGATAAAGATGAAGAGTTTGATGCTGGTGATCTGTCTAAGTATGAACACAAGTTTGTAAAAGTCATTGTAGAGAATAAGACTAACCCTTACTTATTTGATAAGTTGATAGATAGACTATCCGATATAGAAACATTTGAGTTAAAGATTGTTGAGAACTTCCAGGAATTCTTAGGAGAGAATGTTGTTACATCCATTGAAGATGTTGAGAATACACAGGATTTAATGAGTAACTATATAGAATCAGTTAATACTGAATTAGATAAAAGTAAGTTGAAAACACTTATGAATTCGTTGTATAATGAAGCATTAGACATGGAGATTCAATGATTGTATTTAAACGAATATCATACTGTAACTTTCTATCAGCAGGAAATAATCCTATTGAGATTCAATTGAATCAAGCTAAATCTACTCTCATTGTAGGACATAATGGTGCAGGTAAATCGTCTATGCTAGATGCGTTATCATTTGCATTGTTTGGAAAGCCACACAGAGCTGTATCGAAAGCCCAGCTTATTAACTCGGTTAATCTAAAGAAGACACTTGTGGAAGTAGAGTTTAATACTGCTGGACATGATTTTAAAATCATAAGAGGTATTAAGCCAAATGTGTTTGAAATATGGCAAGATGGTAAGATGATTGATCAGTCTGCATCCGTAAGAGACTATCAAAAGTTTCTAGAACAAAACATTCTGAAACTCAACCATAAGTCATTCCATCAAATTGTAGTACTCGGATCATCATCATTTATTCCGTTTATGCAGTTATCAACTAATCATAGACGTGAAGTAATAGAAGACCTACTTGATATTAATATATTCTCTAAGATGAAGAGTATATTGAAGGACAGAGTTTCAATTGCTAGATCACAACAAAAGGATGCTAAATCACAACTTGATGTGTATAAAGGGAAATATGATTATCAGAAGAAGTATATTGATAAGATGGAATCTCTTAATGACGCTGCAAAAGCATCTAACGATGAATCTATAGTGGATCTTGAAGGAGAGATTGCTTTATTGATTCAACAAGGATTAGAGTTTACAGAGAATGTGTCTAAATATCCAGAAGATCTGATATCTCAGTCTCAGGATTTGGACGATCTGGGTAGGGATCTTATGAAACAACAAGGGGAGGTAAATCAGAAGATTGCTACTCTTGTTGAAGAACATCTGTTCTATATGAATAATGATAGCTGCCCCACTTGTTCTCAAGACCTGACTCGTGAGTTAAAAGATGATCGTATTCAAGCAATTAAATCATCTGCCCAAACCCTAAATGATTCTAAACACGCTATTGAAAATAATATGCGGGCTGGACGAGAAAATCATGATAAAGTTTTGAAATCTATTGATGAACTTCGGACGTTGAAGTCTGACATGGCAAGGGTTCAACAAGACATTGAAATGCGTCAAGAGACTATAGAGGAGTTGAATAAAACAAAGACTCAACATGATTTGACTGACGCATATGATGAATTAAAGGATCTCCAAACAAAAGCTGATGAATGTAGAGATCAATTAGATGAATTCAATGAAAAATCTATGTATAATGATGTAGTTTCGGAAATGCTGAAAGACTCTGGAATCAGAACAAAAGTGATCCGTGAATACCTTCCAGTTATGAACACGCTGATCAATAACTATTTGCAGACATTAGATTTTTTTGTGTCATTTACACTCGATGATAGCTTCTCTGAGACGATTAGATCTCGTCATAGAGATAAGTTCACATATGCTAATTTCTCGGAAGGAGAGAAGCAGAGAATCGATTTAGCTCTGTTATTTGCTTGGAGACAGATAGCAAAAATGAAGAATTCGACGAACACTAACTTATTGATTCTTGATGAGACATTCGATAGTTCTCTTGATACTGATGGAGTAGATAACCTCATGAAAATCTTGAGGAATTTGGATAATGATACCAACACTTTTGTGATCTCTCATAAACCTGATCTATTAGAGCCAATGCTTGATCAGAAAATTGTATTCTCAAAACCGAATAATTTTTCACAATTGCTGTTGACTTCTTCTTCAACATAGTGTATGATGGATATATAAACAATTGAGAAAGGACCTATTTTATGATAAGAATTGATGATATGATTGAAGGTTTACAAGATCATTATCCTGAGGTCGAGTTTGTATTTTATGAAGTCGACAAGGAAACACTTGATCCTGGAAGGCTGGCAATTGGTGGTTTCTTCTATGCAGATGAGATGGGTGGTGAGATTGAAATCTGTATATCAGCATCAAGTTACTATTTTGAACCTTGTGAAGAGCAAA